AGTATGCCTTAGCAAGAGCCTGACGACCCATGATGTGTGTGCAATACACGTCAACTGCACCAGTTGTGCTGGTACCGTTCGAAGCGTTCTCGAACACTTTGGCACGTGGTGTCTCAATGAAACGTACCGACTCAAGCAAGCCGATTTCTCCATTGTAGATGCCATCTGGGTTGACATAGTTTGCTGGGGTACGCCATGCGGCTGCGTCCGTTGCTGAACGGAAGTCGTATGAAACGTCTGGATGGATGAAGCCGATGTAAGAACCGTTGAAGGTTGCTACGTTTGCTCCACGCAACTGTGCGACGGTCCTACGAACGTCGTCAGCGGCAAGGATGTCTTCAGCCTGAACCGTTACACGGCTTGAAGGTGTGGTCGAACCACCTGTGGCGTAAATGACGTTGGTTCCTGCGGCAAGAACTTCACGGACAACCTGGTCGATTGAATCGCCTGCGTTGTATCCGATGATGTTTGCTGCTGCTGAGTCAACATCCAAGAACGCTGTTCCGCGCAACTTGGCTGTGGTGACAACTGCGTTACCGTATTCGTTAAGAGTTACGGTTACTTGGCTGTCGGACAATGCGGTTGGGGTGACGTCAGTTACCTCGTTCAGCGTTGACGTTGCTGCTGCAATGTCGCTGAAAATGGTGAATGTGACACCCGTACCTGGCATTGCCTGCTGTACTGGTTGTACGTCTGCTGCCTGGTCGAACAAGAGTTCTGAACGCAACGCAAAATATGCGAGACGGTCAAACGCTACCTGGTCTACGGACAGAGACGAGAGTTGGGTTTCGCCTGCCATGATTATTTTTCCTTTAAGTAGAAGTTGTTACGAATTTTGTAATGCTATTCGTGCTTCTGACAGGATTGCATCTACTTCTTGGGGCGACCTTGCTTCGTTTAACCTTCGGCTCCAGTCAACTGGTGGTTGCGCTGTTTGGCTTCCTGCACCGATTTTCGCGGTTCGGGACCAAGCGTTCGCTTCATCTGCTGACGGTTTGGAATCTGGGGGACTAATCAATTGCGCCTCTACAGCGGCTTCCCTGATGGCTTCTGGTGAAAGTTCTCCGTCGTATGCTTTAACAAAGTACTTTGACATTGGTGAGGCTGGGTCTATCCCTGCTTTCACAAATGCGAGTTCTCGTTTGGCTGCTTCGGATTCCGCTACCTGCTTGCGTAGGTCGGCGGTTTCTTTCTCCAGTTGTTTCATCCTTGCCCGAACTGGGTTGCGGGTGTCGGAATCTTCCGTCTGGTATTCGCTGTCGTAGTTGTCAATATCTGACATATGGCACGCTCCTGTTTCTGCCCACACCACAACGGAGGGTTGTGATGGCTGCTGTTGATTTGTCACCCCGTGTCGCCGTACGGTGCGGGGGATTCCCGTACAGGTTCCTACCGTTTAAGGTATCGTGTCGAACTATATCACAGTCTTTTCTGTGATGTGTGTTACTGACCTACGGTGGTGAGTCCAATGTTTTCTTGTTTGGCTGCGGCAAGTGTTCCACCTGATTCGAAGGTGCCTTTACGTTTGCGTCGCGTTTGTGCTACACGTTGTGCGGCGGCTGCGTTTGTGCCGAAGGTCCCTGCGATGAGTTCTTCTTGGGTGAGTGCGTCTTCACCTTGGAGTGGTTGTGTCAATTTTTGTCCTTGTAGTACGAGTCCGAATCCTGTTTGTGCTTCTTGTTCGGTGATTCCTTGTTGGGCTAGGAGTTCTGCTTGGGTCGCTCCGAGTGAGATGTTTGCTTGTTGGCGGGCTTGTGAAGCAATTTTGGCTGCCTCAGCCTTACGTATCACAATTTCTTTGGCTCGTACTGGGTCAAGGAAGTATGCGGCTAGTTCGCCTTTGTCTACACCGTACAGGGTTTGGAATTCGTCGATGACGTTTTGTGGGGCGTTGTTGATGGCAGCGAAACCTTTGCTTACTCTGTCTTGAATTTCGTCTGGGGATACGTCATTGGCAATGAAGTTTGCGAAGTCTTCTTTGCCGTCATAAAATTTTGATGGTAGACCTGCTGCCAACAGATTCCTTCTGTATGACGCTTCTAGTTGGAGGTACTGACTCACCGAATACACAGGCTTGCCCGCCGCACGACGAGCCTCATTGCCAGAGAACCTCTCCTTAAACGCAGCAGATTCACGCAACTGAATACCAATGTCATCAACCGTCGAAGAAGGAGTTAAGCGACGTTCAGCCAACGCTGTACGCACATCAGTCACGAGTTGCGCGTCCTCCATCCCATAGAACTTCAAAACATTTTGCAGAATGCTAGTAGCGGTTTCTGTGTTCTGGGTGTTCTGTTCGTTGTAAAAGTTCCGTACGATGTTGGTTACTTCTTCAGAGGTGACACCAGTCGATGCAACGTCTTCTGGGGTGCCCGTCGAAGTCGACGAAGAAGGAGTTAGCAAACTATTTCGATAATCATAAAAAGCATCAGACTGCTGCTGTAGTTCCTCTGGTGTTGGTTGCCGCGCAGCCGCAGCAGCCATCCTCGCCTGAACAGGGTCTTGTGCAAATGAAAAATCCGACATGACTAGATAATCCTTCCAAAAGCCTGAGCCAAACTAGATGCCAAAGAACGCGCCTCAGTTTTAGCGCCCTCCGTTTTCTCCCAACCATAACGTGAATCAGTACGCAACAACTTCTCCCACTCACCGCTAGTCATAACACGACGCTTCCCTTCCTCACCAAAATTGAGGGCAACCTCAAAATCGCCAGTAGACATATCGATAGTAGTTGGGTCGAGTTCCAGTAACTTAGCAGCACTCTGCTTGAAAGAACCCGACAAACTTTCCAACGAAACACCCTGGTCGATAAGGTCAGCCAAATGAGGATAACGCTTCTTGGCAATTTCTCGTTGCTGACGCAAAAAATCTTCTCTTACTATCCCACCAGTTAGCACAGACTCAACAGTCTTTTCGTCAGCGCCAGCAGTATTGAAGTATGCACGGGCATCGTTAACCACATTCAGATAATCCGCTGAAGCCTTAACACGCTTAATCGCCGTAGGGTTTAGGTACTGGTTATCTGCACCACGCCTGAATGCTTCTTTGTATGTTTCCTGTTTGAGACGGTCGCCAGAGTAACCCAGGTTTATAGCATCGGAAACAAACTTGGTGAAGTCTGTGCCTTCAAAGCCAAGTTCGCCAACCAAGTTTTTGATTTCACGAACTTTGCCAGATTGTGACAACTCTTTATAGAAATCTGTGCCATCAAGTTGCGTAGCAAACGCTTTTTGTTCTGCTTCGGTAAGTGGACGAGGCTTCGAATACTGTTGGATAAGCGAAAACAGTTGAGGATATTTGGTGCGGTCCAAGTCCAACAACCATGCTTTTGACGGGTATGCGTCACGGAAAATCTTTTCCCAAGCGGTATCCGTTGCAGCAGTTTTCGTTGCATCATATTCTTGACGCAGTTTCTTGCGGTTCGCTGGGGTATCAACTAAGCCTTGTTCTTTGAGTTGCGCATCTACATATTCTTTGCGGGCAACAGTGGAGTCCACTGGGGTGACAATTGTTTTAGGAACTTCACTTGGAGGGGTATCTGGTTCGCCGTCTGGTGCGTCACCCAAAATACGTTTGACAACAGTGTTGTCGTCGTATGTAGTGACTTCTACACGCTTGCCGTTTTCTGTGATGAGGGCGGTGCCCTTAACTTTCTTTGTTGCGGCAGGAACAACATCTGCTACGCCACCTTCGCGTGCGCGACCAGCGCCAGCCTGCTCTGCAACGGTTGCTGGGGTAGCAAGAGAGATTCCTTCCAACAGTTTGTCTGTTGGATTAAGCACTTGAAGTTCTTTGTACCTGTTCAACAAATCTTGCTGGGCACCCTCGACATCACCACCACGACGGATGGCAACCTCTAAGTTCGCTTGCGCGTTTTCAACATAGCCGCGAGCCATACGAATAGATTTTTGCAGGGCATCAGCAGCCTTATCTGACGCACGTTTTGCGGCGACATCAACTGGTTGACCTTCGGCTGCGGCAATCTTTTCTTGTTTCTCTTGTTCTTTGGCATCATCCAACAAATCATTAAGTTCTGCAAGAGAATACGACTTGTTCTTGTACTTAGCCTTTTTGCCAATGCGGACGTTAGGGTCTTTGATAAGTTCTTCAAGGATTTTGATGTCGTCAGCGATGCTCATTATGCAAGTCCTTTAATTTTTTTATCCATGATGTCAAACAACGACAATGCGCTAGTAGCCTGTGCTTCAGGACCAAACTGTTTGGAAGCATATGTTTGTGCAGCGACAGAAACATCTGGTGCTTTGCTTCCTCCAGTAGCCTCAGTGACTTTCCGTTTGTATGCTAAACCCCTAAACGCTTGTAGTTCTTCTGGGGTTGCATCACGGACAAGGAACTCTCTGAACACCCTGTTGACTGCATAGTCCAGGTCTTGTGCTGCGTCTGGACGGACAGCCTTGCCCATGCCTCCACTTGCTTTTATCTGGGATTGGAACAACGGTAAAGCAACTTTTACGGTGACACCAGAAACGTTTGCAAAACGCAAAAACGATGTCATTGCAGAAAGGTCCGCCGATTCGAATGCTCCTGTTGGGCGATAGTTCTTTGGGTACAGTCCTCGTGCTGCTAATGATTGTTGCAAACCGATACGGTCGTTTGTGTTGAGTCTTGCCAGTTCGCTATACGCTTCTTTGGATGCGTCGTACTGTCCGCGAACGATAACTCCGCGTTCGTCTACAAGGTTCTGTCCGACATATCCGAACGAGGCTGGTCCTGCAAACTCGCGGACACGGGCAGACGTGCTTTCTTTCGCTGATACTGGGGTAGTGCTAACGATGTCTTCTGGTGCGGCTTTGAACCCTGGCATTTCTGCACCTTTTACTTGGCGAACATCCAGTTTGATGTCTGGTGCCAACCCTGATGTACCCGAACCAAACGCAGAAGGCGCAGTGATAGACGGCTCTCCTACCATTTCTTCGCCTGTTAGTGGGTCTATAGCCATAATCAATCTACCTCTACTGCAAGTTTGTCTTCGAAAATACGTGCGAATTCAGGGTTTTGCTGGACAAGCACTGCTGCAATACTACTCAACCAATCTTTCAAAGGTTGCGCACGAACAGAATCCAATGAACTTAGCCCTGCTTCGGCGGCTTTTTGTAGTGCCTGGTCGCGGGCATCTAAGTATTGTTTCACCGATTG